GACGGAATGTATCTTCCTAATGATAATGATACAGCTCGTGATTTATTGTTTGGTGAAGATCCAGTTAAAAAGTTTCAATCGGCATTTCCTGTTGAGATGTATCTTTCAGAGGCACTCAACTATACCGGTGAAAAAGAATTCTTTTCAAAGTTTGGTCTTGAGATTAAAAACCACACTAAGGTACTTTTAACCAAGAGAACATTTTCTCAAAGAGTACCACAAAATACCTTTCAAAATCCACGAGAAGGTGATTTAATTTGGATTCCATTTTTAAATGGCACCGGTGAATTATATGAGATTACCTTTACTGACCAAGACCGAGATTTCTATATGCTTGGTCGACCAGCACCATATTTTTATGAATTACACTTAGAGAAATTCAAGTTCTCCAGTGAACTCATTGCTACTGGTGTTAGAGGTATTGATGATGCTGCCACACAGGCATCATACACTATTGAACTCAATCTTGGTGCCGGTACAGGTGATTACCAATACGGTGAAATTGTTTATCAATCATCTGCCAATACACAAGCCAATGCAACTGCCGTGGCTATTGTGCAATCATGGGTTCGTGGTGCCAATACTTCTACAGCCAACACACTATCTGTTTCTAATATTGCCGGTGAATTCATTGAAGGTGGTTCACTTAAAATTGTTGGTGCCACAAGTAATGCACAGTATAGACTATCTTCATATGACCCATTAAGTGACAATGTAGAAGATGATACCTATGATAATTATATCATTGAACAAAATGCAAATTCAATTGTGAATTTTGCTGAAACAAATCCTTTTGGTAGTATCTAATGGCTAATATATTTTATAACCGTGCGTTAAGAAAATATGTGGTAGGTTTTGGTAACCTATTCAACGATATTACTTTAGTGCGGTATAATCCAGATTACTCTGAAGCACAGCGTATGATTGTGCCAATTGTGTATGCACCAAAAGAAACTTATGTTTCTCGTTTAGAAACTGATCCACATTTAGATAAGAAAACACAGATTACATTACCAAGAATGTCGTTTGAGTTACTTGGTTTTAATTATGATACCTCTAGAAAATTAAACACCAATGTTAAACAGTTTGCACAAACATCTACAGGATTAATTTCACAATACAATCCAGTACCATATAATTTTGATTTTAATTTGTATCTGTATGTAAGAAACATTGAAGATGGTACACAAATTATTGAACATATTCTTTCAAACTTTACACCAGACTATACAATGAAACTTAATATGATACCTGAAATGGGTATCGTTAAAGAAGTTCCTGTTGTATTAAATTCAACATCACAAGATATTGACTATGAAGGTAATTTTGAGCGTGATACTCGTGTTATTATTTGGACATTAACCTTTACAGTTAAGGGTTACATTTATGGTAAAATATCCGATTCAGGCGGACCAATTACACATTCAATTACATCCATCTATAACCAAATCACCGAAGATGATGTAATACAATTCACAATGAATCTTAATTCTGGTGTAGGAACATATCAGATTGGTGAAACAGTATATCAAGGTTTCTCTGCACCATTAGCAATTGCATCAGGTAAAGTTGTTTCGTTTAATAATAACTTGTTACAATTAAAAAATATTAATGGCAACTTTGTGTCGAGCGTGCCAATACAATCTACAAGCGGTAGCGGTAATTATGTCTTTACTTCATATAGTCCTGTAGAACAAAAATTGGTCCAAATAGATATAAGACCAAACCCAGCAAACGCAAATATTTCTTTTGCAAATACATGGACTGCAAATACTATTATAACCGAATATCCTGAATAAAATATGAATGACTTGAATAAAACTTTATCTGATGTTTTTGATGTGATGCCAATTGAAGATTCTAAAAAAGAAAAACTTCCTACGGTATCGGTAAAATATAATGATCCTGATTTAAAACAGGACCTCACAGACGCCTATCAACAATCAAAAGAAAATCTACAAGGTATTATTGACCAAGGCCAAGAAGCCATGGAAGAAATACTTAATATTGCCAAAGCAGGTCAGCATCCAAGAGCATTTGAAGTCTATGGTACTCTATTGAAAAATATGGTAGATGCCAACAAAGAACTTCTGAACATACAAAAACAAATGCGTGATATGGATGAAGAAAAGAAAAAGAATTCTGGCACCAATATTGATAAGGCCATCTTTGTAGGTTCTACTGCTGAACTTAATAAACTTCTTAAAGGAAAAGAATGAAACTTTGGGTGAATGTTTGTTTTTATTATGTAGAAGAACGAGTAGAACGATTTAAAGAAGTAATAAAAACCTTATCTGATATACCAAACATCAAACTCATTATTAACAGTAATGTTAATTTCGATGAATCATTACCAATTCATGTTGCGGAGTTACACGATTCTTACTGGCATACTTGGGAACACAAAAAGTATATGCAGGAGTTCTTAGAATCCGATTATACACATTTTGCATACCTTGAAGGCAACATTGAAGTAGAAAAGAAAACATTTGATTATTGGGTTAAAACACGAGAACTATTTCAGCGTAACAATCTAAAGTTTATACCTGCCATTCACCGAGTTCAAAAAGTAAATGGTGAGGTGTTTTCATTAGACTGCACACATCATCAAGGCCATCGGCCATCAATTACAGTAGAAGGTCAAAAGTTTGTTTCACTATCTGATCCATATCAAGGTATGTTTATTATGGACAAAGAACTGGTAGAAGAACATATTAACTCTGATTACTTTGTTTTTGGCCAAAAAGGTTCTTGGGGTATTCGTGAATCAGCCAATCTAGGCAATATGTTTGTAAATATTCCTGTGGGATTTGGTCATAGGTGTATGTTACCACTAAATAATTTCTCCGATACATGCGTAACACACTTTGGTACCGACTATCATGGTGACAAAAATTCACCTCATGCCAAAATAAAGATTGAAAATCTATTTCAATGAACACTAAAGATTCGTACCGTGATAACCCCCTACTTAAAAAGGTAGGTGTTGACCATCAGTATACCAAAGAACAGATTGAAGAATATGTAAAGTGTTCTAAGGATCCAGTATACTTTTGTAAAAGTTATATTAAGATTGTAAACGTAGACGAAGGTCTTATCAATTTTAATATGTGGGGTTTTCAAGAAGAAATGATTAATCTGTTTAAAGATAATCGTTTCGTTATTACCAAATGTCCTCGTCAGGTTGGTAAAACTACCACAACAGTTGGTTACCTTCTTTGGGCAACTATCTTTACCGATTCTCAAAACGTAGCCGTTCTGGCAAACAAAGGTTCTCTTGCAAGGGACATTTTAGCCAAATACCAACTGGCATACGAGAATTTACCACAATGGCTCCAACAAGGTGTGGTGACATGGAACAAGGGTAATGTAGAACTAGAGAACGGGTCTAAGGTTATTGCGGCCTCCACATCATCCTCAGCAATCCGAGGTGGTTCTTTTAACATTGTGTTTCTAGACGAATTTGCTTTCGTACCAAACAATATTGCCAATGAGTTCTTTAACTCGGTATATCCTGTAATCTCATCTGGTAAGTCATCAAAGATTATTATTGTTTCCACACCAAATGGTATGAATCTATTCTATAAGTTATGGTTGGATTCGATTGAAGGTCGAAACAACTATAAGAACTTTGAGATTCACTGGTCTATGGTACCAGGAAGAGATGATGCATGGAAAGAAGAAACGATTCGTAATACATCCGAAAGACAGTTTGCACAAGAGTTTGAAACAGAATTTTTAGGTTCTTCTAATACACTAATCTCTGGTTACAAGTTACAACAATTGAGGTACATGAACCCAATTGCAGAACATGATAAGATGAAGATATACGAACATCCTATCAAAGAGGGTCAGAATGAGGCCAAATCAGACCATCTCTATTGTATTACAGTCGATGTATCCGAAGGTAAAAATCTGGATAGTTCCACATTCTCAGTCATTGATATATCTTCTACACCTTATAAACAGGTTGCAACTTATGCCAGTTCATCAATATCACCTATTTTGTTTCCAACGGTGATTGTGAATGCTGCTAGGGTTTACAATGATGCCTATATTTTGGTTGAAATCAATAACAATCCACAAGTGGCAGACTTTATTCATTCAGATTTAGAATATGAGAATCTATTGAAAGTCTTTACTGGCAATAAAAAACCACAACAGTTGTCTGCTGGTTTTGCCAGAGGTGTTCAAATGGGACTGAAAATGTCTCCTCAGGTCAAGGCGGTGGGTTGTTCCAACCTTAAAACTTTGATTGAAGGTGACAAATTAATCATCAATGACTTTGATACTTATTCTGAATTAACCACTTTTGAACAACATAAGACCTCATTTGCCGCTGCGGAAGGTGCAAATGATGACATGGCGATGACTTTGGTTATCTTTGCATGGGCAACAACACAGGCCTATTTCAGAGAAATTGTTAATCATGACCTAAGAAAACAGATTCAGTTGGAAAACATGAATCAAATAGATGAAGATGTTCTACCCGCACCTATCATTGAAGATGGTTTAAAGACTGATTTCATGGTAGAAGGCGGTGATGTATGGGAAGTTGCTGGTGGCGGAGATACATATGCTGCATACCATCGTAGTTTTTTTAAGGACTTGTAAATCCTATGAATCATAAATATCAGTATGGTATTTTAATTGCCAGAATAACATCATATTTAAGGAGATAAAAAATGGCGTTTCAAATCTCTCCAGGCGTAAATGTTTCCGAAGTCGACCTAACAACAGTCGTTCCTGCGGTCACAACTACTGCCGGTGGCTTTGCAGGATATTTTAATTGGGGACCAGCATTTACAAGGATTACAATTGCTGATGAACCTAATATTGTTAGACGATTTGGTGGTCCAGATTCGAATTCAGCTGTTTCTTTCTTTACAGCTGCTTCATTTTTAGCTTACTCAAATAATATAAAAATTGTTCGTGCTATTGGTGGTAATTCACGCAATGCTATAGCAAACACAGACCCAAATGCAACAAATTTGCGTATATTAAATGAAAACGTTTTTCAAACAACTTTTTTAGATTCAACTAATAATAATGCAGCTGGTGCTTTTGCAGGACGTTATTGTGGTGCTTTAGGTAACTCTTTAAGTGTTTCTTTAATTGATGCCGGCGGCTCTGCTGGTTTTGCTACTTGGAACGTTAACGGCATTGGTGTTTCTAGTTATTTTCCTGGAGCTCCAGGAACATCCAGTCAAGCTGCGTCACTTGGTGCAACAAATGATGAAGTTCATGTTATTGTTCTAGACACAGGTGGTGTAATTACAGGAACAAAAAATACTGTTTTAGAAGTTTATCCTTATCTTTCCAAAGGTTCTGATGCAATTGATTCTTTAGGAAATTCAAACTATTATAAAGAAGTTATTTTTAATCAATCAAGATATATCTATGCAGTAGATCCGGTTGATTATGCTAATACAGTATCAACATGGGGACGACCATTAGCCAATACAACATATGCAACAATTACTGGTTCTTATAGTGCAACTTTAACTAAAGGTACTGATGAATTACCGTCAGATGCCAATACGATTGCTGCGTTTTCAGCATTTACAAATCCTGATGACGTTGATATTGGTTTAGTAATTACCGGTGCAGC